GCGGGTGCCCGATGGCTACGATCCGCGCTGCAATGTCTATCGAAGCGAGGTTCGCAGGGTGCGCCACGCGCACATTGGAGACCGCGTGATGCGGGGGTTCTATGACTGACCGCCCACGTGGGACCGGGGAGCACGCATGACGAAAACACTGAGCCAAATGACTGAAGCAGACGCCTTGAAACTCAGCGGCCCCGGTGGCCCATTGGCGATGGGCTGGTGTCGTGGCTGCGATAAGTCGCACCACCACTGCCGGTGCGGGTCGCCGCAATGGTGTACGCGCGCCGACGGGAAGTTAGGACCGCTTCCCGGCCAACCGGGTGGCCCGGTTCGCCTGTCGGACGTGTTGGGGCGTGGGGTTACTACCGGAGAGGAGCCCCCGGACACGTGAGTCGACTCTATGACGACGACGGCCGCGACGTGAGCGACTGCGCCGGCGTCACGGGGGAGGAAACCGAGTTCCTCCAGATCCTGCGCAAGATCGAGGAGATGTGGCGCCAGGGGTTTGTTGGGAGCATGACGATCGACTGCGGGCCGCAGTACCAGGTGAAGTTCAAGTACACGGCGGTGTGGAAGCCCACCGAGGAGAGGCGCAAAAGCTGATCGTATGCTACATTAGCACCCAATAGACGGAGACACGTCGCACACCGACCCTCCGGCACCCGCACCAGCGGGCCGCCGGAGTTTTGTTTTTTGGGGGGTGGACCAACGAATGTCTTGGCGGTCGCACTGATGCTGCGGGTCGTTGCTGTGCCGATGCTGCCGCGGGCGCCGGCGGGTGGTGGTGGTGGTGGTGGAGCGCCTGATCCGATGCTGCTACCCGCGGCGACCGACCAGGCGCTCGACGTGACGGCGTACACCGCGCTCGATGTACCGAACATGGCGGCCGGCGCGTCGTATCTCGATCCCGTCACGGGCATCACGATCGTCAAGCTCACGACACCGACTGCGCCGATCAGCGGGACCGCCACGGAGATGTGCGGCGTGGACTACGCGAGCGGCGGTTGCCGGATTGGGCGACCGACGGGCGGCGTTTATCCCATTACCGCAATGCGTAGCCCGGATGGAACAGGGGATTTTCATGTCATCACCTTCAACCCCAGCACGCATGCCGTAGGATACCGCTGTGCTGCGCCGGGGCAATCTGCGCGTGAAATCTCCCGCGCGATGAGCTTCGTCACGCCGAACGTGATGTACGCCTTTAGCGGCTCGCCCCTGAACCTCCGGAAGTACGATATCAGCGGCGGGACGTTCAGCGAGATCACAGGCGGGGTGTGGCCGAAGGATTGGGGCACGAGCCATCTGCACGGGGCGACACGCTTCGTGTGGTTGCAAGCCACCACCGATGACCGCTACTTCGCCGCGCAGGCGGGCGACGGTGGACCGTGGGTCGTCGTGTGGGATTCGCAGACCGATACGTTCTATGAGCGTTCGTTCTCGACCAACGAATTCAAGATGTCGAAAGATTCCCCGTTCATTCACAACACCACGACCTTCGATGTCTGGAACGCGGTTGCCGACACCGTGGCGACGATCAGCGGCATGAGCGGCATGTATCCCAGCCACAGTGACAGTGCGCGCCAGTATGTGTTCGGGAGCGATGTGAATGACGTGCATCGCGGTCTCTGGTATGCGGACTTGGAAAGCGCCAGCCCGGCGCGCGTCTCGCCGAATGAGACCTACTACATCGGGAATTTGTACACGTCGGGCGCTTGGGTCGATCAGGCATCAGATACGACGCAATGGGTCACGCAGGCCTATCAGACATTCGATGGTGCAACCAATCACGGGAACGAGAAGATGGAACCCGGCAGTATTGGAATGATTCGTTTGGACAATTCTGGTGGCCTACGCCTGCTGTGTCACACCTACAATCTTGGCGACGTGAACGTCCAGTCGGACTACTACACGAATTCGCTGTGGCCGAACATGGCGCCCGATGGGAAGTTCTGCCTGTTCAAGAGCAACATGAACAACAAGGGGGGATTCGCCTCGATGTTCGCGGCGATCCTGCCCACGAGCTGATATGACCAATCTCGCGACCGACGACTGCAATCGCGCCGATGCGGGAACTCTCGGCGCGAACTGGACCAACAAACGGGGCGGGCTGGGCATCTTCTCCAACCAAGTCGACGTGGTCACCGCCGCCGATGACTGCATCAATTTCTACAGCGCCATCAGTTGGCCGGATGACGGGTACGCCCAAGTGGTCTGCGCGCTGGCGGCCGCGGCGAATCGTTCGATGATGGCGGGCTATCGCATCCAGTCGCCCGGCGGGGACGGTTTGCGCAGCGGCTATTACGGTGGCGTGGATGCCAGGAACCAGGGCAACAACAACTTGATCATCGAAAAGTGGAACGTTTCCACGCCCACCGTTCTCGCGTCGGACGCAGGGACGGTGCTTGCGGCGAGCGACATCATCAAGCTCGGCATCGTAGGCAGTCTCATCACGCTGTACGTGAACGGCGTCCAGAAGCTCCAGGCGTCGGATAGTCTTTGGACAGTGGGGAATGCGGGGCTCTTCCTCTGCAACCCTGTCGTGGACGTGGGATTGGTGGACGACTTCGAGGCCGGTGACGCCGGCTCGCCGCCACCGCCGAGTAATGTGATTTTCACCAGCCGACGGATCTCCCGCGCGGCGTAAACACCACCCGGCGTGAGCCGGAGGAGGGTAGGCGTATGGCTTATGGACATCGCTACACGCTGCGCCACGAGGCGACGGTGTCGACGGCGATCAGCATCCTGCAGCTGGTGGCTGGCGCCGCGGTCCCGTTCCTGATCGTCGCGGCGAGTCTCACGCAGGACGGGTCCGTCACCTCCGTCCAGGAGAAGATCGCGTTCGTCCGGAAGTCCGCCGCCGCGACGGTGACGACCGCGGTGGTCGGGACGCACCTCTTCAAGACCAGGTCGGGCGATCCCACACCGGGGCTGACGCTCTCGACGACCGGGACTGGGGTCATTGCCACCGCCGAAGGCACGGATACCGACGTGCCCTACGAGAAGGGATTCAACGTTCTGTCCGGGTGGGATTTGAACCAGGGGGAGAAGGAATACCTCCACGTGCCGGGCGCGGGGATCATCGCGCTGAAGTTCCGGACGGCGCCGGCGTCGCAGGTCTGGCAGATGTCGGTCACGATCGAAGAGCTCGGTTGAGTCGGCAGGTTCACCTTTTGGCAGGGGGAGCACCGCGTATGCGCCTCACCATCGAGTTATCCGTGTCGGGCGGCGAGCCGATTCCGTCGTCCGAGACCGTGCCCAAGGGCCGCGGCGAAGAGCACCAGCCCAAGGTCGCCGATACCCGGGACGCCACGCTGAAGCAGACGCTCGAGCGCGCGGCGGAGTTCGTCGAGCGGCGAGCGGCGGAGCTGAGCACGACGGAGATCCAGGATCCAGCCTGGCCCTCGGGCACACCGGCCAAGCCATTCGGCCGGGTGATCGTCAGCACGGAGATCGAGGACTAGGGCATGGCGCCGCCGGCTGTTCGTGTGGTGATCGTGCATACCCCGGCCACCGGCGCGACGGAGATCCAGTTCGACGCAGGGGGGCAGGCGTTCGTCGCGCAACTGCTGCTCGACTGCGTGGCGCAGCTGGCGCAGGAGATGGTGCCGAAGAACCCCCAGGATGATCGGCCTACCCAAGGGGCGGAACTCCACGCCATTGCCACCTACATGTGCGCGGCGGTGAACCGCTTCCTCGTGGAGAACCTGAAGCCCAGTGCGGTTGTGGTGCCGCGCCTGGTGGGGATCCCATGAGCTACGTCTGTGGCGATCGCGTCCGGGAGAGCAGTGTCACCACCGGGACGGGCAATCTGACGCTCGATGGCGCGGTCTCCGCGCTCTTCCGCGCCTTCAGCGCCGTGGCGGTGAACAACGATGTCGTCGAGTACGTCATCGTGCACCAGGGCGCGAGCGAGTGGGAGTCGGGCATTGGCACCTGGACGACGGGCAACGTGCTCGTGCGCACGATGGTGCTCGCGTCGTCCAACGCGGGCGCGCTCGTCAACTTCAGCGCCGGGACGAAGCACGTATTTATCCCCGCGCAGGCCAATCACCAGAAGCTCGCGCTGGCGAGCCGGTTGTTGTCGGATGAGAACGGCTACGTGCCCGCCTATGGGAGCGCCTACATCGCGCAGGATTACGAAGTCGCCGCCGGCAAGACGCTCGAGATCGGGCCCGGTGGCGTCATGGAGGTCGGATGAGCCTGATACTCATGAACGAGAGCAGCCTCCCCGGCACTATTGCGACCGGGAAGGGCGGCCTCTGGTGGGACACAACCAGTAGTCTGTTCTTCACCAAGAACGACGCCAATCGCTACTTCGGTCAGTCGAACAACTCCGCGATCGCCGCCCAGGGTGCGGGCTTTGCCGCGGATACCTACGTGACCGACTCCGACATCCTGCTGCCGGGCTTCAGCATGCAGGCGCGCAGCATCATTCGCTGGGTGATCTCGGCCTCCAAGACGGGAGCCGGCGTCGCCACGCCCATCTACACGATCCGCACCGGCGCCGCGCGCACCACCAGCGACACATCGCGGCTTGTGCTCACGGGGCCCGCCCAGACCGCCATCGCTGACATCGGTACCCTGACGATCATCCTGACCGTGCGGCTCGTGAGTGCGGTCGGCGTGATTCAGGGCACCGCCTGGTGGGATCATCGCGGCACGGCGGCCAGCTCCACAGTCGGTACGGGGTTCGCGAACGATGCCACCGGGCATGTGGAAGGCACGAGCGGCACGTTCGACAACACGGCGCTCGGTGGACAATTCATCGGGTTGTCGATCAACGGCGGTGCGTCGGCCGCGTGGACACTCACGCAAGTGCGCGCTGAAGCGGTCTGGTAAGGGAGGCTCAATGTTCATTTTCAATGTCCACGTGTCCGACCCCGTTACGGGCGATTCGCGGACGGTCCGGATGATGTCCGAAGAGGCCACGTTCGATGCCGCCGCGTGGGCGCGCTCGTTTCCGGACGTGGCGGCCCTGGTCATGCAACTGAAGGATGGGGCGGTAACCAATCCCGTGCGAGATCTGAGTCACTAGGCGATGCTCGGCTACGACGCGCTCGGCACCTTCCCGCTCGCCACCCTGGATGACGGTGTCATCGTCATCGTCATCAATCGCGTCGCATATGTCGCGGCGGAACTCCCCGCGCGACGCGGGCGCCCCTTTGATCCGGCGCTATTCGCTGCCCCGGCCGCCGCCGATGCGCCACCGTTCCTTGCGCTCCGCCGTTCGCTCATCGTTGTCGAGGAGCCCCGCCGTCGGCTGATTGTGCCGGTGGCGGTCCTGTTCCCCGATGTCCAAGCGCCTGCCTTTCCGGTCGAACTGCTGGTCCGTCGTGTCCCGGGATGGATGCGGGATCCAGCGCGCCCGCTGGTCGTTGGCTGGCAGACGGTCATCGTGGCTGAAGGCGCGGCTGCGGCGGATCCCTTCCCGGTGGAGCTGCTGCGCGCCCCTCGTCCCGTCGGCGCGCGCGTCGAGCCCACGCCGCCGATCCGCGTCCTCATTCTGCCGATTGAGGGTGCGCCCGATGCGCCACTGCCCAGCCTCGTCCTGCGGCGGCGCGCCGAGTTCATCCCCGAAGGTCTCATCCGGCTCGTCCCATGGGTCGCCGCGCAGCTCGCTCCACCGCCCGTTGCGGACGATCCGCCACTATCCCCGATCGCACGGCGGCGGGCAGAGCCGATCCCCGAGCGCGTCCTGCGCATCACCCCATGGGTTGCCGCGCAGCAGGCGCCCCCCGTGGTCGACGATCCGCCGCTGGCACCGCCTCGTCCCCGTCGCGTCGAGCGCGCGCCCGAGCGGCTCCGGATCACGAGCCCCTGGGCGGCGGTGCAGGCGGCGACGCCGAGCTTCGATCTGCCGGTTGAGCTGCTGCGGCCAGCATGGCGCCGTGCGCCAGTTCCAGCGTTCCGTTGGATGTTTCGCGGCCGGTTCGATCCAGCCGTGTATGGCGGTCAACCAGCCGGACCCGTGGCGCTGCCGTTGCAGCTCGAGGATCGCAGTGGGTCCCGGTATGGCGTTTTGGATCAGTCGAGTAAGCGGTATCTCGTGGTTGACCAATCGGGCGTGCGCTACGCGGCACAGGAGCAGTCCAAGGTGAGTAAGCAGGTCGAGGATCAGTCGGGCCCGAAGCTCAATGCTGAGGACACGGAATGAAATCCATTTCGTTGGACAACGATTACGAACCCGAATATCGCGCCACGCGGAAGAACGCCGCCACGGGCGCGATTGAAGCCGCGACTGGACTGACTGGGTTGAGTGCTCGCTTGAGCGCCACGGACGGCGGCGCCGCGATTCACGCCACAATGAGCGTGAACCTGACGGAACGTGGGAGCACGGGCATCTACTTCGGGGTGCTGCAAGGGGATGACCTGCGCACCCAGCTCGCCGCACTTGCGGGTAGCGTAGTATACGAGGTTTTTGGCGACGGCGTGAACGTGCTCACCTCCATTCCGCGGCTCGTCTCCGCGGTACGGCGGCCTTGATGCCTCGAGCTCTGCGTACCTGCACTTATCCTGGCTGTCCTACCCTCGTAGCCCATGGTCCATGCGCTACGCACCAGCGCCCCTCTGCAATACGGCGTGGGTACGACCGGACATGGAGCCGTGAGAGCAAGGCGTTCTTACTTGAGCACCCCTATTGCATGTGCGCCACACACCAAGGCGTAGCCACAGCACCACGGGCTACCGTCGTCGATCATCGTATCCCTCACCGTGGTGACATGACGCTGTTCTGGGATCGCGCGAACTGGCAAGCGTTCAGCAAACCATGCCATGACCGCAAGACTGCAACACGGGATGGCGGCTTTGGGAAGTAGAGTGGGGGGCGTACCGAGAAAACTTCGGCCAACGACACCGGGAAGACCGTGCTGCCCTGATTTTTGTGCCTACGAGTTTGTGTCAAAACGACTCACGCGGAAACGTGTAGCATGAGAGGGCCGTCTCCGAAGCCCGCGCATCTGCGGCAACGCGCGAACCGTGCGACGACGCATGCGACGCTGCCGAGCGTGGAAGCGTCAGCGCGCAACAAGGTGCCCGCACTTTACAAGCGCGATAAGGTGACGGAGCGGTGGCACCCGCGGGTCGTGGCGTGGTGGAACGCGATCTGGAAATCGCCGATGGCGTCCGAGTGGTTGGAGGCGGACGTGCTCGGCTTGGTGTATCGGACGGCTGAGCTCCAGCAGGATTTCTGGACTGCCGACGAGGCGCAGGGCCGCGTGGCCGTGGAGACGCGCATTGCGAAGAACGAGGAGCGACTAGGGCTATCGCCAATCGACCGGCGGCGCCTCCAGTGGGAGATCGAGAAGGGCGACCAGGCGGCGGAACGCACGTCGAAGCGCCGGCAGCACAAAGAGGCGTCAAGTAAAGACCCCCGTGAGGCGCTAAAGGTCGTATGAAAACCCTTGATTTGACGGGCCAGCAGTACGGTAGGTGGATGGTCCTTCAACGCGCTGGTTCGGACAAGCGCGGGGAAGCTGCGTGGTGGTGTGAATGCTCCTGCGGAGGGAGACAGACCATCCTAGGATCTAACCTCCGATCCGGTCGAACGCAGAGCTGTGGCTGCCTGCGCCAGGAGCGGTCTGTTGAATGCGGCACTCGTCACGGCCATGCCTCTCATCGCGCTGGCCTGACGCTGACCTACATCAGTTGGCAGCATATGATCCAGCGTTGTACCAATCCCAAGCGGGACAATTGGAGATACTACGGGGCCCGTGGGATCGGCGTCTGCCAAGCTTGGCGCGACAGTTTCGAGACGTTTCTGGGCGACATGGGGCCCCGCCCGTCGCAGCGATACAGCATCGATCGCATCAATGGCGACGGCCACTACGAACCCGGGAATTGTCGCTGGGCAACGCAAGTTGTCCAAGTACGCAATCGTCGCCCGAGCGTTGCATGAGCATTTTCATGTATCCCGCTATTGACGAGGAGCCCTGGCCGACGCTGGGGTCGCAGGTCTGCGACTTCATCGAGGAGCGATTTTGTCACGGCCCTGGCGATCTGCTTGGTCAAGTGATCCAACTGAACGAGGAACAACGCGGCTGGGTCTATAGACTCTACGAGGTTGAGCCTGCGAGTGTGGAGCGGCGCAAGAACCGCGTGATCGTGCGGGAGCTAAACCCCAATGCGGGGAAGCGGCGCTTCCAGCGGTGCGCGCTGTCCCTGCGGAAGGGCTCGAGCAAGACGGAGTTCGCGGCCTGGATCGCCGGCGTGGAGCTCCACCCTGAGGGGCCGGTCCGGGCGCGCAGCTGGAAGGGCCGGGAACCGATCGGTGATGGGGTGACTGATCCCTACATCCCGATGATCTCGTATACCGAGGAGCAGACCGAAGAGCTGACCTATGGCGCGCTCCGGCGCATCCTCGAGGAGTGCTCAGTCGGGCGGGACTTCGACATCGGGCTCGAGCGCATTGTGCGCCGCGGGGGCGACGGGAAGGCGGAAGCCGTCTCGGCCTCTCCGAATGCCCGCGACGGTGCGCGCACGACGTTCGAGCATGCGGACGAGACGCACCGCTACACCCTGGATTCCCTGAAACGGGCTTGGTCGGTGATGCTCGCGAATCTTGCCAAGCGGCCGATTGCTGATCCGTGGGCGCTCGAGACCACGACGGCGCCTGAGCCCGGTATGGGGTCGACGGCGGAAAGCACGATGCAGTACGCGCAGACGATGGCCGAGAAGAGTGAGAAGGGCGCGAAGGCGCGGCTCTTTTTCTTCCACCGCCAAGCATCGGACAAGCACGATCTCGACACCGAGGTCGGGCTTAAGGCCGCCGTGATCGAAGCATCGGGACCCTACATCGCCAAATGGAGCGCCATCGACCGGATCGTCGAGACCTTCCGCGCGCCTGACGCTGATCGCGCCTACCTCGAGCGCGTGTGGCTCAATCGGCCGGTGCAGGCGTCAGGAATGGCGTTTGATGTCGACCAGTGGCGGTCGCTCGCGCGGCCGGGATACGTGGTGCCAGATGGCGCGGCGATCACCATCGGCTTCGACGGTGGGCGTTTCGATGACGCCACAGGGCTTGTCGGAACGGAAATAAAGACCGGCTTCCAGTGGAAACTCGGTGCCTGGGAGCGCCCCCTTCAGTTGCCCGATTGGGAGGTGCCCCATGGCGAGGTGGACGGCATCGTCTCCGATGCGTTCCAGCGCTGGACCGTGGTGCGGTTCTATGGGGACCCGCCGCAATGGGAGAGCTGGCTCGCGACCTGGGCGAGTCGTTATGGTGACAAGCGGGTCTTCGAATGGTGGACGAACCGACGCAAGCCGATGGCCTATGCGCTGCGCTCCTATGTCGGGGCGATGACGGCTGGGGAACTGGAGCAGAGCGGGGACAAGCAGTTTGAGACGCACATCGCCAATGCGCGGCGGTCGTACACGACCCTCGTCGACGAGAAGGGCGTCACGCTGTGGATCTTGCGCAAAGAGCGGCCGGACTCGCCAAACAAGATTGATCTGGCGATGGCGGGGTGCCTGTCCTGGGTAGCACGCAACGACGCGCTGGCGGCGGGTGAGGTCGGCGGCGAGCCGTTCCTGACGTTCCTGTCGTTTGCAGGCCGCCCATGAAGCAGCTGACCGAGCGCCAAGCGCAAGTGGCCGAGCGGGTCGCGCAGGGACTCACCAACAAAGAGGTCGCGCGCGAGCTGGGCCTGTCGGAAGAGACTGTGAAGCAGCACATCCGAGAAGCGGCGGAACGTCTCCCCGGCACCACGTACCCGCGTCACCGCCTGACGTTGTGGTTTTTGGCTAAGTAACCTTTTTAGGGTACTAGGGAACCGGTCGCAATCTCGTAGGCTTCAGTCATGGACCGAGCGGTCGGGCTGCTGGAGATCCGCGCCGTTGACGCGGAGCAGCGGACGTTTGAGGGCATCGCCAACTCAGCGGCTGTCGATTCTTACGAAACCGTTATCGAACCTGCCGGTGCGACGTTCAAGCTCCCGATCCCGCTTTTCTTCCACACCGCCGGCAAGCACGATCACGCCAAGCCCATCGGGAACGTCGTCGCGTCGGAGATTCGTGGCGGGATGCGCTGGATTCGCGCGCACGTCCCGACGATCCTTGACGACGGCACGCCGGGCGGTCGCTCAGTCAAAGACCGCGTCGACGCAGCCTGGGCGGACATCAAGAATGGTCTGGTCCGCGGCCTGTCGATTGATTTCATCCCACTGGAGCCGAAGAACCCCCGTGCCGGATCGCGCATTACGCGCTGGAGCTGGCACGGGCTTACGGTCACGCCGATCAACGCCAATCAGGACGCCACGATTCTGGCCGTCCGTTCAGCCTTTTCAACTCTCGCCGCGTCCGGCGAGTCCACAGACACAAGCCCCGGCGTCTCGGGCATTTCACCTCCTCCGAGGACTGGGAAAATGACCATCGCCGAACAGATCACCCAGCACGAGAACTCTCGTGCCGCAAAAGTGGCGCAGCAAAACGCGCTGATGGAGAAGTCTGGTACCGACGGCACCACGCTCGACGCGACGCAGCAGGAGCAGTTCGACACGCTGGGCAAAGAAGTCGAAGCGCATGACGGGCAACTCCTGCGCCTTCGGAGCCTCAAGCTCGCGAACGACAAAGCGGCCACGCCGGTGAACGGCAACGGCACCGAGAAGGCGACGCAGTCTCGGAGCGGCGTACCCGTGGTGACCATGCGGGACACCGCCGAGCCGGGCATCCTGTTCGCGCGGCACGTCATGGCGCTCGCGGTCTGCAAGGGCAACAAGCATGAGGCCGCCGAGTACGCCAAGCGCACGTGGGGTGATGGTGCCGACGAGATTTACGGCGGGCTCCGCGATGGCATGATGACCCGCGCGGCGGTCGCCCCGGGCACCACGCTCCAGGCGACGTTCGCGGCTCCGCTCGTCATCACGAACTACCTGAACGACTTCCTGCAGTTGCTGCGGCCGTTGACGCTGCTCGGGAGAATCCCCGGACTGCGGCATGTGCCGTTCAACGTGTCGATGCCGGCGCAGACCGCGGGCGGCACGTACAAGTGGGTGGGCCAGGGTAAGTGGAAGCCCGTCACGAATGCGCAGTACGCCTCGGTCACGCTGTCCTTCGCCAAGGCGTCGGGCATCATCGTCCTGACCGAGGAACTGGTCCGTCTGTCCACCCCGTCTGCGGAAGCAGCGGTGCGGGACGAGCTCGTCAAGGGCGCCCAGGCGTTCCTCGACGTGCAGCTCGTGGATTCCACGGTCGCGGCGGTGGCGAACGTCAACCCCGCGTCGATCACCAACGGCGTCACGGGCACGGCGGCTGGCGGCACGACCCCGGCCTTTGCACGGTCGGACATCGCGGCCAGAATCGCCGCCATGGTGGTGCTCGGGTATCCGGTAAACGAGCTCGTCATCCTGATGAGCGAGTCCATCGGGTTCAACCTCGGGCTGGCGCTGAACGCGGTTGGTTCCCCGCTGTTCCCGGGCTTGAACGCTTCGGGTGGGTCGATCATCGGCGTGCCGGTCGTCACCAGCCAAGCGGTCGGGAACCAGGTCATCATCGCCCACGCGCCGTCGATTCTGATGGCGGACGAGAATGGGGTCGAGATCGACATCTCGCGCGAGGCGTCGCTGCAGTTGGATTCGGCGCCGACCGATCCGCCAGATGCCACGGCGGTGCTCACCTCACTGTGGCAGGCGAACCTCGTCGCGTTGCGCGTCGAGCGTTGGATCACGTGGGGGAAGGCTCGGTCTAC